ACTTACTGCCTATAGCAAAGTGTTGGCAATAGGCGGGCTGAATGTTATTAAATTTACTTTTGTTCGTTTATTGAGCTTTCGTGCTACTATCAGCTTTGGTGCGTTTAATCCACCCATCGCCAACACTCGGCTCGTTACCTGCCCCCTTCCAGCCTCCTTTCTTCGGGGATAAACCCGGTTCCCTGTTCTCTGCCCGTGGCGCGGAGGTAGTCCACCTCTATCTTGGCACTGTTCACGATCACTTGTGCCACATCTGCCACGGCTTTGGCTCGGTCAATATCCATCGGCGATTCTTCATCTTGCAACGCTTCCAGCGTGGCGAAGAGGTGGTTTCTCAAATCTTCAATTTTGTTTTTCATGTATTTTTTTGTTTAGTTTTTTGGTTAATCGAATTGTGCTTATCAGCTCCATTGGGAATCGGTGTATCGTGTTCCTACGCATATTTTCTTCTTGGGTAATTAGCTCCAGGTTGTCTAGTGATATATGCAGCGGATTTCGGTCTTTGAAAACCACCAAGTGCCCCTTGGGTATAGCCCCGTAAGCCTGCTCCCATACATGGCGATGCTTTAGCACATACACTCCCTCTCGCAGTCGCAGCTCCACATAGCCATCTTTGGTCACCCGCTCATGCCCATCGTAGCGAGTATTGTGCGGCGCTCGTCCTTTTATGAACATCGTGCCTTTGCACTTCTCATATACATGGGGTGGCATCTGCTTCCCTTTATTCGCCGGCACGCTCCCTTTTGGGTAACGGCTACCAACGCCTACCACTCGTAGCCGAGCGCCCTGCCGAGCCAGCTCTTCTTTCATGTACGCCTCCGTTTTCCGAAGCCCCATGAGGCTTGCCTGTGCACTTACCGACTGGTAGCTGCGGCATAGCAGCTCGCAAACGGTAGCGGTAGGATGGCTAGAAAATAGCTCTCTGAGTGTGTTTCGATCGTCATCCGTCCACAGTCTTCTACGATATTTTTTCGGTGTGGTCATCTGTTTAGTTTTTGCGTCTTAGAAATACCACAGGCGTATCGTTTTTAAACGCCTGTGGGTATTTTGGGTTGCCGCCGTCCTTAAGGGCGAAGTGCTTGTAGGTTTGGTATCCTGTTTGTTTTGCCGCACTCTCCACCTTCATCCATACCTCCTTGCCACGGTCGCCCAGCCGGTAGAATCGGTCGCCCTCTTCCAGCGCCTCTATCGTGGTGCGGGTGTTGCGTTGCATGTTAGATAGCCGCATCTTCTTTTTTTAGATCAATAAAAAAGGTTTCATCCTGATCCACTTCTAGTCCAATGTCCGGTAACATCAATTTCACTTCGGCTTTTTCTCTATCGGCAAGTAATAGTTCTTTGTTCGGCTCTTCTTTGGCTCGTACATAGGCAGGAAGTGTCTTTTTAAGCAACGTAAGAACTGATGCCCATGTGAAGCCTTTTAACGTTTTCAGCTTGGGCGTACCGGTGCGGAATCCTACCGTACCATGTACCGTTTCGTAGCTTTTCTTCTTTACGAAGAGGGAGTCTTGGTTTTCCGAGCAAAATGTTTGCACCACTTCAAAGTGTTGCTCTTTCGCATCTTTTAAATCTGCTAATTCTTCTGCATGTTTTTCACGCAGCTTTGTAAATTGCTCATCAAGCTTCGCATTAATTGCAGCCTCTCTAGCATCTGCTTTAGCATAAGCCGTGAGGCTCTCTTCAAACTGCCATTGTGCGACGTTCGCAACAATTTTCTTACTGGTTCTTTTCGCCATTTTTCTTTGGTTTTTTTTGATTGGTGATTAAATTGATTTGTTGAATGATTCGTTGTTTCTCTTGCTTCGCTGCTATCGCGGTGAGTGCCGTAGGCGCTTGCGCTATATCGTCCTGCACCTGTGCCAGGGATGCCGTCAGCACCTCTAGCAGTGCCATTTCGCTAGAGTCCATAGAGCATCCGTTTAGGGGCTTTCGCCGTGAGGTCTATTTTTTTCATTAGCTCTGCCACCACTACCTGTATCAGGCTGCCCGATTCACAAGGGTTGATGCTCCACCATTGTAAAAAGGCTAGAGCTTCGGTGCCGGTGAGGGTGAGGGTGTACCGTTGCTGGTCGTTAAGTAGCTGGGTAGAGAGCCTGCCCAGGATTTCTCGCGCATGTTCCAGCAGCAGCAGCTCGTGGGCATCTTCCGGCTCAAAGGCGTTGATACTAGAGAGGTAGCCGATATAGAGTGCATCCATCCAACTGGCTAGGAGTTTGGTTTTAAGTTTGTTCATCGGTTTAGTTTTAGGTCGGTGATGTATTGCGATAGCCGGCGATCGGCTTCGGTATATTTTTCTTTAAAGAGAGGATCAACGGTGAGCAGCTCCGACCCTCTCCTCAGGGCATGTAGCGTGCTCGTATGGTCTTTAGCCATCAGCCTAGCTAGCTGAGAGATAGATACCGTTGGGTAGTGCTTACGGATTAGCAGTGCGCCTATAAATCGGAGGTCGGCACGTCCTCTGTCTCTAGCCTTGCACGTATAATCTTCAAAGTTCATCCATAGGGCAGCAGCTATCACCCGCAATGCCTGGGCGATGATGCCCTCATCTTCCATCTGGGCTACCTCTATATACAGCCGCACCTTTACTTTGCCAATGTTGCTAATCTGCACTTCCGCAGCTTCGCGGATAGCTTCTATCTCAGCATAGATGTGTTTGTCAAATAAGTTCATACTATTGGTTTGTTTTGGCGGGTTTTGAGGGTTTTCGTTGCTCTGCAATGATGGCTTGCACCATCTCGTCATATCCTGCCGCTATTACGGCGCTGTGTGGATGCAGGTCGTGTGCGAGTGCCCGTGGATGGTGGAGTGCCAGCCATGCCTTGCGGCGAATGGCTACACTCAACCTCCCTACCATCTCTGCGTCATCCAGCATCGCGGCTTCGCGAGAGTTCCACTCATGGCGCCACCACCCCCAGTAGATACGGCTCGTGGAGATCGTCCGTACCATATCATCGTCTCCCTGCAGGTAGTGATGCAAGAAGGCGATACCCTTTTCGAATACCTTGTCGAGATAGCTCTGCTCTGTGGTTTGGAGCAGGCGCACCATGCGGTGCATGTCTCTAGTGGCGGCATCGCGGTAGCTTTGGATGTGGCTGGATGCCGTTGCGGTGGTGCATTTGGTGGTGGTGGTGGTGGTCATGGTTTTATGATTTTAGAAGGTGTATGGAAAGGGTTCGTCCGTAAGTTGCTGCCATTGCTTTTGACAAGCTCTCATTACAGAGGGGTACTGTTGTTGATAGCCTTGCTCATCTTTCGGTGGGGCGTCTAGGAAGGCTTCTATCTCGGCGCAGTCCATCTCACGGATGCGTGCATAGAGGGTCACTCTCTCATCCGGCAGCACAGGTAACGGTGCTGGAGGGCGAGAGGGCACTATTTCACAGAGGTAAGTCGGTACAATGACAGGTGTACTAGCGTCTTGGTAGCACACCTCTAAGTGAGAGGAGGTGAACAGCTGCAACACTGTCGCATACCTGGCTTTTGAGCGTTGAAAGCTGGGATGGTTAACCTTTACGGTAGTCCCTGTATGAAAAATCGGTTGGTAGTCTTGCATATCGTCAGTATTTTGAAGGTGATACATTCGCATTCTTGTGGCTGCCATCAGCCGGTGATACCAATAGTTCATCTTGGTGCGGTATTGGCTGCCGCCGTGGCATTGATACAGACCGGCATAGCCGGAAAACAATCGTTGGTAACTCTCTATGGTGGTGGTGGTCATGTTTCTTTTTTTTTATAAGGTTCCCCAATATTTTATCGCTCCTTGTTCCCAAATCACAATCGGGTCTTTGGTGCCAGTAGTGCGCCCTTCCACAAACGCTTTAAACCCTTCTACCCGCACGATGATGTTGCTATTGTACTTGATCTCATCCGCCGTGCTGCCTTTCGGCATCCCGTTTTTTTCCTGTGCTACAAACACGAAGAGCTTGCGCGGGAAGCGGCGGATCAGCTTCCAGTAGTCCTGAATGTTCATCTTCAAAAAATTGACACTGTCAATAAACACAAACTCAGGCGAGCGGCGACGGCTGAGGCGTACTAGCATCTCTTCCACACTTTCTTTTTCGGTAAATAGGAGCTTGTTCCCGCAGCCTTCTACTCCTACATGTTGGATGGTGTTGGCAAAGCTTAAACCAAAGCCTTCTTCACAACTGTTGTACACCACACTGCCATGATGAGTGAGCAGCTTAGCCAGTAGCATGGTAAAGTTTGTTTTGCCATTCTTCGCTTGCCCATAAATCAAGATGCTGCCATTGCGCTCAATGGTGCCAAAGGATGTTCCTAAGGCGTCTTTAAGTTGTATGGTGTCTCGTTTCATGGTTTTAATAGCTTTGGCGGTGATGGCTTTTTTTAGCGGTGGTGGCATTCAAGTGGGTGTATTAAATCGTTTTCAAAGAGGTTTTAAGCAGCTTTTAAAGCATGTACTTTTCGCTTCACACGGCGTAGGTCGCCTTCTGCCTCCGCCACTACTTCTTTAATGTCTGCGGCACTCTCCACACCATTCACGCGGCAGATAGCCTCTACCTCGGTGCGGCTGGCAGGGTCTAGCGTTATGAACTTGCGACCCAAGCGGCTGTAGATTTCCTTGTAGCCTTTTTTGTTCAGGCGCACACCTCGCTTAATGCGCTTTTCCAAATGGTCGGTGGCAAGGAGGATGATGCCGCAGTGGTCTTCCAAGTCGTTGTACAGACTTATGAAGAAGTATAGCACCCCATCATTTAGCTTATCCGCTTCGTCCAGTACGATGAGCGGTGTTTCTTTGCGTTTTAGTTCCATCACAATCTCCTCCATCAGCTCAGGGATGGTATCCGCATTACTGGTCTTACCCATGCTACGGTACAGCTCATTGAGAAAGAAGCGGCGGTTCCAGTAGTCTTTGCATTTCAGCAGAAAGCAATTTTTAGTAGCCGCTGCATAGCTACTCACACCTTGGGTCTTGCCGCAGCCGGCATCTCCGGTGAGCGCCATTACCAAGCTACTTTGTTGCGCATCCTTTAGGATCTGCTGTTGCAGCTTGTAGGTGCGGGTCTGCACGATGTTCCATCCGTCTTGGCTGATGCCGCTGATCTGCGCATCTACAGCTCGCCACATCTCATCACTGATGTTATCCCACTTGTCGGCTAGCATATTGCTGATAGTGGCATTGCTGATACCCTTTAGCATGTGACTGGCTTTCTTTTGGCTACCCGCTTGCTCGTTCACATACTGGCGTAGGCGTTCGGTAATGTAGGTCTTGTGTTCGTGCTTCATGTTTACTGTTTTTTTATGGTGAGTTTTTTTAATAAAGTTTTCTTGCTTCTACCAGGGCATTGCCTTCGTTTATATCATCATCGGTAATGCTCTCTTCTTTGAGCCATTCTCCAAAGTCATCTTTGGCAACCTTGTACACCTTCTCTTTTTTGGCTTTAATACCCTTTAGCCCTGGCATCACTAAGCCATGTTGCTCAGGATGGTAGCCATGCTTGGTAAGGAGGTCTTCTAGCAGCTCCTTGTTTGCCATCCGTTCGGCTCGCTCTATGTCTTCACGGCTGCGTATAAATGCCATCTCGCCTTTCTCTTGGTCTTGCACGGCACGGTGTATGGTCAGGTAAGGCTGCGCGGTGGCGATGTAGCGAAGTCCGTTGGCGGTTTCTTCATACAAATGAACCATGGTGTCTATATCCATCGGGTCGTACTTCACTATAAAGCGTTTCCCTACATTTTGGTTGCGGAACAGGTCGTCAGGGCGGCCATTAGGCTGCAATACCTCGTAGGCGTAGGTCTTGTTATTGACCTGTATCTCTATCCCGTTGGTGCGGTATTTAATGGGCTTATCGGTCGTAAGCCAAAACAGGTCTATCATCGCCCACAAATCCACTTTTTCGCAGCGTGGGTTTTGAGAAGTGTGGTACATTACACTTCGGCTGAGTTTAGAATGTGGGTGTCGAGCATTATTCCATTCCTCTCGGCGTAGGCGATAGGCTTCTTTCACCTCTTCCAGTGTAGGCAGCTGCTGTTTGTTTGCCAAAATCAGCTCCATATTGGCGCGGCTGCTTTCTTTGGTTGCCGTTATGTTTTGCCCTGTGAAAAACCAATCTTTGTGCAGGAACTGGCTCTGGAATCTGCCAAAGGCACTTTCTATAGTTTTACTTTTACCATTATAAGGCTTCGTGGCTATAGATAGGTGCGATAGCGTGGGTAGAAAGTTTTGGCTGCGCAACTTCTTGTGGCCGCCTTGGTTATCGTATTTAATCTCATAAGGCTTCTGCCCGCTTATCTGCATTGCCATTCGGTAGGCTTCGTATTGTAACGCATAGTTTTCACTGCTGCCAATGGCATAGCCTATAAAGCACTCGCTGTAGGCATCCATTACTTCATATACTATGGCGGTACCCATCTGTACCATTCCGTTGGCATCATCGTATTGGTAGTAGTAGTTCAGCTTAGTACCATCGCTGTACCATAAGGCATCTCTGTGTAGTGGCATCTCGGTGCGGTGCTGGCGGCTGATACCTTCTTTTGCCTTTAGCTCGCCCATGCGGGTAATCGCCCATAGTTTGCGGTTTTGCGGCTCGTCAAGGAAGGATTTAATACGGCTCTTGCTCTTGAGCAGTTTCCAGCCCATCGCTGCCGCTTTTTGGTTATACTCCATCCATAGCTGCGTGATGGTGAGCTTCTGCACCGGACTGGCATAGCGTGCCACCAACCACTCGGCGGCATCGCCATAGAGCTTGCGGCTATTTACATTACGCTCATTACCCCTCATAAGGGAGGCATACTTGCCGGCTTGGTATTCTTTAATAGTTTCCCTTAGGCGGCGGTCGGAGAGGGGCAGGTTGTTGAGGTATTGAGCCTTAATTGCAGCGGCATGGCTGCGGAAGTAGTCCAGCTCTTGCTGCATCAGCTTGGCGGTGCTGCCGCCGCAGTTGCAGATGGTAGCATAGCGGCTGTTGTATCGGGCAAGCCAGGCGTTCAAGATGCTGGCATCATTAATGTACTTCACCTTTACCTTCTCGGTAAGCCCCTCGCCAGTATCGGCATAGCGATACTCATTAAAAAATTGCCTCGCAGCCGCATCGAGCACGATGTCGTAGCCTAAGGGATTGACTGGTGCTGCTTCGGAGGCTTCGGGGGTAATGGCTTCGGGGTCGCCGATGAGTTGTTTGTACTTTTCTTTGATGGAAGCCGGTAGATCATGGTAAGAGTATAGCGCCGGCTGCGAAGCGGCTGCAGCTCTAAGAGGCTTTAAGTCTTTGGAGTTCTTAGCATACCAACCGACACTCATGACGCCGTTGCTGATAAGCTCTGCCTTGGTTACGGCGATGGTATTATTATAGAGTTGTGGCATATATTTGAGAAATGAGCAATTCAATAATTTGTGTGTTGAGTCGAAAATTTGACGCAG